CTCCCATCGATACTCAAATAGCTATCCGATCCTGTGCCGCTCCCTCTCATCCAATAACCCAGCTCTCTGTCTACTCCCACCAGGGCCTCCGAAGTAAAGTAATCCCCATCATCCGCCAGTTGTAATCCCGGCCGGTTCAGGCCGTAATAATATTCGTGGATGTAAACGTCTGCGTTTCCTATCCCACTGAACGTCCAGCCGCTTTTTCTCACCCCAATATCGAAGTCATCGAACCCATTATAAATATCAGCTATCGGTGTTGATACCGGCCCGGAAGTTGGAGACGGAGACGGCGTCATAGTAGGTGTAACGCTCGGGGTAGGCGTGGTGGATGGTGTAGGCGTAACGCTCGGTGTGGGTGTCGGAGTTGGAGGCGACCAAAATTCAAGCATCGTCCTTTCCGGTCTGGTTTTCCACGGTCCCGGAACCCCATCTACCATAGACAGAAAGTACCCTCCGGTTTCAGGCCGGTCATGCAAATAGGCCGGAGTGGTCGTAATATCATACGGTCCCCACGGAGAACTTCCACCGCCGGTCCAATGAAAATAAACTGTCCTGGTAATTCCTACCCCGGATGTTAGCCAATACTTAAAATCTGCCGGACTGGGGCTGGGGCTGGGAGTTGGAGTTAATGCGCTTGTCGGAGATGGCGATGGAGTAGGCGTGATTACTCTCGGAGTCGGGGTCACCGTTGGTGGGGGAGTCGGGGTCAACGCGCTTGTCGGCGTGGGTTGTGGTGTCGGAGTTAATGCCGATGTCGGACTCGGGCTCGGAGTGGGAGTCGTTGGGGTCCGGGTCGGTGTAGGGAAATAGGGCGTCGGTGGAGGAGAATCAACCGGGAATGGTGATGCAGTCGGCTCCGGCCCATAGTATGCCCCTATTGCCGGAGGGTCTGGGAATGTCTGGCTATTGAAGTCGAGTACCGTTCCAACGTCTGTCCCAGCTTGCCAGCATGGATCAGGGGTAGTACGAGTAAGTTCAGTGGCAGAAGTAAAGTTGGGATCGGCAAATATATCATCTGTCCCTGTCTCGCATCCGAAATAGGTTGCCCCAGAGATATCCCACATACAGTTGTTCGTCAAATCCACTACATCCGTGAGTGTCGTGAATCCCCGTCCTGCATCTTCTATGATGTTGTTCTTTATGATTAATTCATCAATTATGTTTTGGCTGTATATCCCGTATTTAGTGATACCATAAATAGAGTTATTGAGAATTGAACAAATTGATTTTGTAGAAGTAATAATTCCATAATTGCAATTATAGATAACATTAGATACAACGGAATTTGATCCTGCAACTTCATCGGGGGTATCTAATACAACGCCATAAAAAGTAGTGAAATTGTATATCTCACTACGAAGTAGGTGGATATCATCCCCTCTCAGTAAAACTCCGTAATTATCTCCATCGTGAATAGAACAATCCTGTATCGTTACAGAGTAATCTGTGGTGTGGTCCATGTTTATGCCTTTTTTGTCCCATGGCATATCCCAAACTTCGCAATTATCTATTGTAATATTATAGTTGACTCCACCGAAATCCCCGATAAGAATCCCATCACCATCTCCATGTGCTATTTTTCCGTTAGATACTGTTATGTCATGGGACTGATAAAACCTTATATTTCCATAGTTTGTTCCTGTTGCGGAATGAGCAGTAAAGTCAGATAGTTTAACATTATTACAATTACCAAATTCTATGCAATCAATCGTTCCTCCGACTACTTTTAATCCAGAAATATCCCAATAACTTTGATAAATAAGTAAACCAGCCCTACCTGCCGCATTGATTACCGGCCCTTCCGGGTCAGTAGAATCACTCCAAACTACACCATTGGTGTCCCCATATAAAGCGATGAAGCTCCCCTCTGTCCAGCTTGTCCCACTGTCAGATGAGGTATATATTTGTACATATTCAGAATAAGCCGTAAGCCGAATCCAGCAAGTATCACCTACAGTTATGGTATTAGTGGCATAGTCTATCGTTGCCCACGCCGTACCGTCAGAACTAAGTCCTGTATTTCCGTTGTCGCCGTTTAGGCCATCAACATAATAAGTGGTAGCCACAGCAAGAGGCACAATCACCATCAGGGCAATCAGAAGGGAAATTACATTTAGGAACTTATTCACCCGCCACCCCCTCGAAAGCCTGTTTCTTCTCTTTTAATCCGCTTGACTTCTTCCACTTGACTTTCTTCGGCTTGGCTGGTTTTTGCTGTAACTTGGATAGTTTCTTGATTGCCTTGACATACTTCCACTCGTTGCTCTTCGCCCAAGCATTAGAGATAAACAAGTCCATCAGCCGGAAAGCTACTTCTGTTCCCTCAATACCGATATACCCTTGATGCCATAGTCCTCTAATATCACCGCTCCCATCCCCATAATAATGATTAATATATCCGTGGGTACATATGACCGCAAGACCAGCTTGTACGGACTGATATATCTCATCCTTCGCCATAATACATTCACCATTGCGTGTTTCTATTGGATCGTAATTAGTCTCAACCCAGTTCTCGCAATCCGGCTGCTCAAGGATATACTCGTAATATTCCTCTCCGGTTGAGCCATCAGCCGGGGTCGGTTGTGGAGTCGGGGTCTGGGCAGGACACTCGCAGGAGTAGGCAAATAACAGGGATAATGCTGTGAAAAGAATCAGAACCATACCGATAGTTATGGGGGGGGCTTTACTTTTTGTCATATTGCTTATCCCTTATACTTTGTGCTATTCGATAGGCATATTTAAGCATTAAAGCGTTATCTATAATGCCGAAGAATCTCTTTCGACATGTTTTGCAGATTTGGTAGATAGCAAATTCGAGGCAAACGACCCGGGTAGATATAGTGGATCTATTTTTATCGGTCAGAGGCACCTGGCAGTAATCACATACCCAGTCGCTCGTAGGTCCGGTATTGTGCGTTTTATGCACGTTCCTATAGTCTGGTATTGTCATTGGATATGATCTGCCATTGCGAGTATCTTGGTCTTTAATGCTATAAATACCGCTATCATCCCGCCTAACAGCCCCATTGTGCCTACTATGATCTTATCTACTACTGGGCGGTAGTTACGTCCGGGGCAGTTGTTGTGGGAGCGGATAGAGGCATCCAGCTTGTCTATGATCTGGCAGTGAACATCCTCACCGAGCTTGTTCTGGTCGTATATCTCGGTAAGCATTCGGTGAGTCCACCGGCGAGATGTATCCGGGTCGGTGTTTGCGAAGTCGTCTTCTGAGATAATTTTTACGCCGTTAGCCATATTATTCCCAAGTAAAAAAAGGAGAGGATTATCTCCCCCCCTTAATTTTCGCTTTCCCGGCCTGAACCTTGATCGCCTCCGGCCGGTCCTTGTTTTTCTTCTCATCGGATTTAGACTGAGTGAATGCCATTTTATTACTATAACCCTTTTTCATTATTCTCCTCCGGTTTGGCAGGAGGGGAGGGGGATAGAGGAGAGGGGGTTACCCCCCTTTATTCCCACTCCTGCCATTAGATTAGTTTTAGCTTTAGATCGCTCATGACCCGGTAGAGCTTCTTATAAGCACCTTCAAGTTCAATCATAATGTACTGGCCTTCATACTCCCCTCGCAACTTCTCGGCCAGTGCCGGGATGCTCTCCGCCGTCATCTCTACCGGGGGAGCTATACTTCTCCGACAATAATTTACTTTGTGAACTAATACTTTCATTTAATTTATGGAGACGGGGTCGGGGTCGGCGGGGCTGCGGTCGCTGTCGGTGCGGCGGTCGGGGTGGGAGAAGGAGTTGGACTCGGAGTTGTATAATTTACAATCAAACCCCCCTCAATCACGAACGTCCCGGCGGACCCATTGGCAACGTTCTCGGTCAACCCTGTATTGCCGGACGCGCTCACCTGACCACTCTGGGCCATAAAGGTCGCCCCGATAAGGGACACCCGGCCGGTCACGCTGTCATAACTAAATGTAGCATCCGGAGCTGTCCTGGTTCCATCCCCCCATCCTATCTGCCCCTGGTCCCGGATCCTTAACTCTGGATTCGCAATCCAAATATACTGACCATCCGGATAACCAGTAAAATTGCCATCAGCCGCCATGATAGCCGGAACGATCCAGGTTGCCAGCAATACAGCCAGCATTATTTTAAGTAAACTTTTCATAACAATATCCTCCTATCATGGTGATAGAAAAAACCCAGACACCGGTCCCCCGCTCAATGCAAGGGACCGGGACTGGGTCTGTTGTTAGGGCATTTCAAAACGAGCGAAAGCCGAAGGGATAGTCAGCGCACCACTTCTCCGAGCCTCGGCCCTGAGTGCAGTGAGGTTATTCTCCCAACATGATACCAGGCTCCCGTCAAGGGTCACGGTTACATCGCCGCTGACCTTAATCTGGAGACCGGGCCTCACGCCGATCCGGAGATACTTCAGGTTCCCGAATAGTACCGGGACAACGCCGGTTCCGTATCCAGTCTTGACCGGCATCTTCTCAACCAGCTCAACCGGGAATCCCAGGATGGTCCCGAATGCTACTCCGGTAGGATCCGCCTGAAAGATCGGCCGGCCAACACCATCAACGATACTCAGGCAATCCCCGAGAACTGTCCGGTGCATAAACCAACGGGCTCCAGCTGCGGCCTGGCTAACGATAGAACAACTGGCCTCAACGAACTTGGCATAGGTCAGGCCGTCCGCATCCGCACTCGCCAGGTCAACCTCATTGACCAATACATTATACGGGATGGACACATACGGGGACGCAACATCGCGTCCGAGGAACTGATAATCCAGGTCCTGCCCGAATGCCTCACCGCACTTGGTATCGAGATACGATACGATGTCAACCAAGCTCCCCTGTATCTCTTCATCGGAGATAACAATCTGGAGAGCAGGCTTTTTCAGGTCAAGATCGACCTTGGTCAATGTCGGCTTGGTAACCGTCTTTGCCACGGCTTCATCGGTATAAGTCACTGTGAGCGCCGAGGTATCGGTCACAACTCTAACACCATCTGATGTCTGGGTCCGGAAGTCCGCCAGCCGTGCAACCACTGACTGCTCTTCCATAATCCTGACGATCTCCGCCATGGTCTCGCGCGGGGCATTGATATAGCCGCCCTGGCCATCGGCGCCGGTGTACATGATGTCATCGGTGAGTGCCTTAATCTCTCCGCCATCTGCGGCTTTCAGGCCGAGCAGCTTGGTGTAATACATTCCACCCTTGAGAACGTCTGAGGGGTCCCGATGCGGGAATTTTGCCTTGACTTCGTTACTGAAAGCAACAGTCTTGTCCGGGCCTTTGAGGTCCTTCACGGCATTCTTAAAAATGTCCGCAAGGTCTTTTTTGGTAAGTTTGCGCGTCATGCGTAACCTCCTATGGTTTTAAAGACATTAAACGATTGTTCCCGTCTAATATCTCTGCCCCTTTCGGAACTGATATCTCCAACGGAGGTTGGGTTAAACTAAGTTACCCGGCCCGCTTCTTTCTGGTAAATCTCAAGCATGAACTTCTGGCCTTCATCTGTTTCGGTCAGCCATGCCATTGCTTCTTCTTCGTCAGCGAACTCGGGGTCACTTAAACTAAAGGTACCACTATCTTTCTTTTTGTCAATAATCTTTTTCTTTTTTTCTTTCGCAACCAGTCCGGCACCCTCCAGCATCTTAATTAACTGATCCTCCAGGGTATCCTTGAATGCTTTCTCCATCACCCCATTGAACAGCTTCTCGGATAATAGTTCAGATAAAAGATTTTTCAAATCCTTCCTGGCAACAGGCTTTCCGGCATCCGTTACGATCTCGAAGATCTCTTCGCCTTCGGCGTCGAACTCCGGTTCTTCATCGCCATCCCCATCATCGTCGCCACTTCCTCCGCCGCTATCCGATCCATTTCCAGCGTTATCATCACCGGAATCCCCGCCAGTTCCACCGCCCTCTCCGCCTGATCCAGCTTCCCCATCGCCCCCGTCAGTATCTTGTGTCTCACCCCCTGCCTGGCTATCGCCAGCACCCTCTTCTCCGCCTTTATCATCCTCTCCTCCTTCATCGCCTTCGCCTCCGTCTCCGCTATCCCCGCCAGCTTCATCACCATCTCCGTCACCTTCGCCAGAACCGTCGTTATCATCCCCTTCGCCGTCGGTATTGTCTTTGCCTTCGTCATCACCCTCTCCTTTGTCGCCTTCATCATCCTTATCGCCCTCTCCCGGCCCTTTATCATCCCCATCCTTATCATCTCCCTCTACTGGAGGGATAGCCCCGGAGGCGGCTCCTAAGCTGCCCTTATTCTTGGCTGTGCCCTCACCATCCTTACCCGGTCCCGGACGTTCAAGCCGTCTCATCTCTCCGCCACATTCCGGGCACGAAATTTCACTACAGTGGCTATCGCTCGATAATGTATAGCCGCAGATGATACACTCGCAATTATATTTACCTGCCTTCATTGCATCGCCCAGGGTGCCCTTGCGAGTCAATACCATTGTCCGGACGTATAAATCATGGAGTGCTTCATTAGTCGGCATCCCGTCATCACCCTTGATCGCTTCGTCTCCCACGATCTCCTCGATGTATTTATGAGCGGCGTACCATTCCCCCGCGCTTTTCTCATCGAACCGCTCCGGGTCGAATAGCAATCCCCTAACCACTACATCGCCATCGGTCCCCACCCCATATACCAACTCGATCCCGGCTTCAAGTACCAGGGTCTTATCGGTATCTTTAACCGCTTTGGATTTCTCCAGGTATAGCTTCTCTTTCACTTTCTCCTCTCCCTTGTTTATGCCGATCTGCTTTTTATTGATCCCCATATCCTCGACCATCTTCAGGTCATGGATCTCTCCGCTCTTTACCATTGCCATTAAAGCATCTGGGTTCGACGGGACCGGGACGATTGAATATTCCAGCAGTAACCATTTTGTATATATCCTTCGTAATGCCGTAAGGGGATTATCCCCATCTTTCAATTCTATATCTTCGTATTCGAGCGGGACAAATCCAACTGAAAAGGCTCGTAAGTGTCCAGTCTTCATCATGTGTTTTACGGTATCCGGGAACCAGTCACCCCGGTATTGTTCCGGTGCTGGGGCGAAAATCGTCTTCGCTATTATCCCTATAGTTTTTTTAATCTTCAGCCACATATTAGTCCCGACTGGCAGCTCGCCATAGCCATGCGCCCAGCATACCGTCCGATTCTTATTGTAGTCGGAGAGGTCCGCGCCCTTCGGGTCAAGGATCTCATTGTCCCGATCCATTGTTGCCGTAGAGATTACTCCAATAATCGCGTCATCGGCCTCGTCATAGCTCACATCCTTCGCCACGAAGAACTTTCTCACGAACTCCGCATCCTTACCCAGTCCCAGTTCTTTTGCCTTGCCCGGATATACGTCAGCCAGCTTAACTCTCTGCGTCATTAAATCTTTTATTTTCTTCATGCTTTGCCTCCTCGGCATTTTAATTTATGAGTCTGAATAGTGGGGCGTCATTCTTCTTTGCTTCATCGACTGTGTAGGTTATTGGTATTAGTGTGCAGACACAGTTGCAGTGAATTGGCGGAGCGGGAGTATCACTATAATCCAGGGTCATTTCGCCCCCGTCTTTGCCCGTTACTACATCGCCCTCATCAAAGAAGTTAGCATTGATATCCGCTACCCTCCCCTCCATCGGTTCGCAGAACTCACAAGGTGACGGGCCGTTGATCCACTGCTTGCCCTTCACGACATCGCTCTGCTTCCATCCTTCTAATGCTCCCCAGTTCGACGCCCGCAATGTCTCTGTTCGGGCTATCCGATTGGCCTTATATGATTCGCTTGGTACAAGCCTGAACTCTCCCTCCGGGGTTTCTTGCAACAGTCCGAAGCTTCTGCCAACACGAACCTTCAAATCGTTCAGGCTCTCCCCGGCCTCCATGCCAGTCGCCAGGCTATCCTGTAGCTGCTTGATATCAGTATCAATCGGATACACCGAGAATCCACGTCTTATTTTTCTTATCTGAGCTTGC